ATGAACGCGGTGCAATTTGAAGCACTGGCCGAGCTGCTGCGCATGCGCGGCGGTGCCAGCCAGGAGGCCGCCCGCCTGGTACTGGTCGACGGCGTTGCGCCGGCCGAGGCCGCCCGCCGCGTGGGTATTCAGCCGCAGGCGGTGAACAACGTGCTGAACAGCTGCCAGCGCGGCATCGCCCTCGCCCGCACCGCAGCCGGCCTCTAGTCCACTACCTGGCGCCTCCGGCAGCTGTCGCCGAACTTGCCATGAATAGAAGCCGACGAACGGTTACCTTAAGCTGTTTCTAGCTCGAATCGAGCTATATATAATGAACCCAACAGCGCGGCACACAGCCAGCACTGATCCTCGGGAGAGATGAAATGAGCAAGCACGTAGACATCACCATCGATTATGGCCGCGGCGTTTCCAAGTCGGGCAAGCCGTACAAAGAAGTCACCGCCAACACTGTGGAAATTGGCGCTGACGTTGTAGTTCGAATTGCCCGCCCGGATCTGATTGACACCACCGGTATGAGCCAGCGCGAAGCCCGCCGTGCCACCGGTAATGCCATCAATACCCACTTCGACATCAAAGTCGTTGGCCGTGTGACCGGCCTGGGCGAGGCCTACTACACCGACGGCAGCTGCGATGCCACCCTGGTGCAGCGCGCTTACTACGAAGTGATTGAGGGCTGAACGATGAAAGATTTCCGCTTTGGCCCATTTGAATTTCGCAAAACCGCCAGCATCAAGCTGGCGGGCAAAAACTCCAGCCGCCTGGTACTGAAATATGGCCAGCAGATGCTATCGGAAAAGACCCTGCCTGACGCCGCGACTCAATCAGAGGTCATCGAGGCATTTGCAGACGTGATTGCTCAATGGCGCCAGGCTTGCGCAGCAGAGCACGCCCCGACCACCCTGAAGCTCGTAACACATAGCGGCGAAGTGCTGGCTACGGTAGCGACCCATGAACTACCAGACGGCATGAGCGGCTGCGTGCCCGACGACAGATTCCCGTACTGGCTGACAACTGTAAGCACACCCACGCGCGGCTTGCCCTGCTCTATCAATGAATTCCGCTCAATCAAAGCAGCCCCGCCGCTGAGTTGGGTAGCCGGCTTGTTGCCTGATGAAGTGCTTGCGACTGATATAGACGAATGGCGCGCGCCGACCAACTGGGAGATCCGGCATATCGTCGGCGAGGGATCACTGACCGGCATATCTGGCGCCCACGCGGCAGCGCTGGTGGGCATCTCACCGCAGAATTTCCGCAAATACACTGCGGCCGAGGGCGCCAAAAACAGACAGAACATGAGCTATGCAGCATGGCACCTGCTGCTGCACAAGCTGGGAGTGAAGGCGGCGTGAAAGTGGCGCCGAGCGAAAGATTTTCATATCCGCTATAGACCTGCCAAGGAAATGTGATAGCGTGAAGCCTCTGATGAATATATGCGTATTGGCTTTGGCCATTTACTGCCGAACAGGCAGCTCAGAAATATGAGCTACGCATAGTTTTCTACACTGCCGAACAGGCAGCAAAGCCCCGCCATGTGCGGGGCTTTTTTATTGCCCGGTTAATCCGTCATATGCCCTCTCACACGCCGCACCGGCTATTCCTCGCTGGTCGGCGATGCCAGCATAGAGTTGAGCAGCCGCTCCAAGCCGGCCGAACATGTCGGCCTGCATTCTGGCGGCGCTGTCGGCTGCCTGGCCGAGCTGGGCAGTGATGGAATTGCCGGCGTCACGACTGCGTTGCTCAGCGGCTGCGAGGCGCTGCTGCAGGCGCTCAAGAGCGCTGTCAGCACGGGCAGCATCAGAGCGAGCTTGATCCAGTTGTTGCTGGGCTTCTGCATCTGCTTTCTCCGTCGCGGCCTGGCGCCGCTGGTTTTCCTGAATGACGAACACGGCAGCACGCCGGTCGCGCTCGGCCACTTCGGCGCGGTAGTCGGCCAGTTCGCGCTGTGCACCAGCGGCTACAGACTGAGCCGATGACACCCGAATCTGCTGCCAACCAGCTACAACGGCGAGAGCGAGCGCCCACCATGCCCAGCCGGGTACCAACTTCAGCCAGGCTGTCACGACATCACCTCAGCCAGCGCCTGCCCATACAGCGCCGGCCAGGTCGACCGGTGCGGCTTGCCAGGCCGCCACGTGCGCACGTACAGCTGCCAGGCGCCGTCAGCGTCACCCAGGCGCGGCAGGCGGCCGGGATCAGTCCACAGCAGCAGGCGAGCCAAACCAGCGGCCAGCACGTCATCGTGCTCGATGGCGTCCCATACCGCCCGTGGCGACGGATCAACACCGCGCACAGCGCACAGACCAACGGCCAGATCGCGCACGCGGTCATCGTGGTAGCGCAGCAGGCCGGTCACCATCCCGCCGCCCAGCTCTGCCTGCCAGAACGATTTAGCCGGCCCGGTCGGTCTCGGCGGCGAGCCGACCAGCTGGCGGCGATGCTGGAAGCGCGACTCTTGCAGGCCGATGGCGAGCAGCATCACCTCAGCCTCTGCCGATGACATACGCGCAGGCAGCAGGGCGAGCGCAGGCGTGATCGCCTGTTCGCGGATCTCGTTCAGGGTCATGGTTTTCTCCGGGCGTAAAAAAGCCCACCGGAGTGGGCGGTTACTCGCTGTAGTGGTTACACGTCTACGTCGTAATGCGGCAGGTCCGGCGCCGGGCCGGTGATCGTGCCGTCGGCTATGTAGGCCTTGCTGTTCACCGGCACGTCGACACCGCGAACGGTGACGCGGGTGCCGGTGCGTAGTTCTACCTCGCTTAGCCCCGCCGTGGTGTTGATGCTGCGCACGATGGCCACCGTGCGTACGCCGCCGGGTAGCAGGCCGATGAAGCGCTTCCATGGATTGATAGTCGCCATCAGTGGTGCCGCTCCAGTCTGATCTGCTGCGATACGCGCACGGCTCCAGTCCCCTCGGCGCTGATGTCCACGCCGAGGCACAGGCCTACCCACGCGCCAGTTTCCTCGGGCACGCGATACAGGTGCGCCGGGAGGATCAGCCCGACGCCATGGTCATCGGTGAACGGGAACAGCGGGATGGTCACGCTGACAATCTCGATGTTGCCGCCCTTGCTCAGCTCGTGCGTGCCGCGCGCCTGGTTGGCCGGCTGGTCGGTCAGCCAGTCGTCGAACACATCGGGCGTTGGGTTGTCGCCAGCCGTGCCGGCACGGCGCACGAGCATCGAGCAGCCGACCGAGGTGCCCGAGGTGTAGCACGCATTCCAAGCCGGTTGCGGCGTCCACTCGCCGCCGAGGTCGGTCATCATTGCGGGCGGAATCACTCGCGTGATCGGCGCGTCGACGTCATTCCACTGCCAGGGCGGCAGCGGGTAGCGCGGCACGATGTCGAGGTGATCACTATCGCGGGCCGGCAGCACCACCCCGCCAATGGTCTCGGCCAGGCGCGCGATTACCTGCATCGCCGTCTGGCTCTGATAGCTCAGCGCGCCGGCCGGGAATGTCCAGTCTGTGGCCGTCCAGCTCAGTGTAAAGCCAGTGTTCAGCAGCTCGGCCTCGGCCGCCTGGGCGGCGTTGATCTGCGCCGCATTCAACCCACTGCGCAACGGCGCGTAGGGCGCGGCCAGCAGCTGGCCGCGCGTGGCGCCGGTGATGGTGTAGGCCTCGGCCGGGAACTGCTGTTTGCGGCTGTAGCGCTCGACGAGCACCACCCACTTCCAGCCGTTCACATCCAGCTCCAGCTCGCCAGCGCCCTCGGCGTCGGGCTGCACCAGCTCCAGCGCCGCGCGCGTGAAGATGTCGGCACTGAACGTCCAGCTGAAGCTGTCCGCATCCAGCCCGATCTTGATGTTCTTCGCCTCGATAGGCGTGCGCGACGGCAGCGCCACGAGGTTGACGGTGTTCGCAATCATGTAGGTATCCAGAATGGTCGGATCGGGCGGCGGCTCCGGCAGCGGTTTGACCGAGCCGGGGTAGTCGACATAGGGCATATCAGTCAGCACGCCGTCGACCTGACGGGCCTTGCCCCATGGCAGGGTGCGCCCGAGGTTTAGCCGGCGCGCCGACTGCCAACGCACACGGGTGCGACGCATGTCGGTCGGCTGAATCGCGGGCGTTTCCGGCACGTAGCGGAAGTCAAAGAAGACCTCGGGCGACGTGCTGGGGAAGTACGGCCGGCCGCCGAACTCGAACACCAGCGCTCCGGTACCGGGCACGTAGAGGCTGTCCTGAAGCGCAGTCGCTGCATTGAAGCGCGGGCCGTATTCATTGACCCGCCGATGCCCCGCCGCCACCGCCACATCCTTGCGCGCCGGCTTCGGGTTGTAGATCAGCCGCAGGCGCAGGTCACGCGGCTGTATCGTGCGATCCCAGCCGCTGGCCACTGCCAGGTCTTTCGCCGGCACCCGGCCCCAGGGCTGTGCGCTGGCTTGTGCATCGAGCATGCCCGCAACACCCCAGCGCCCCGCTTGCAGCACATCCAGCGCCGGCACCCGCGCCCAGGGCACGACTGTTGCGCGGCGATCCGCAACGCCAGCGATACGCCAGTTGGCAGCGGCACGGCGGTCGGCCTGGCGCAGTGCGTCCCAGGGAATTGCAGACGCAGCGCGGTCGGCCGAGGCCGCACGGCCCCAGCCCCCGCCGATTGAAACGCTGATCATCAGATGACCTCAATAGGCACGGGCCCATGGGCGATTGGCTGGAAGTAGCGCCGGGCGACCGCACGAGCAGTGCCCAGCGGGCGGGATGGGTTCTCGCCCACAGCCGCCCACCACTCGGGCTCTGTCGACGGCAGCTGGCCGGCGTCGGTGATTTCATACACCCAGCCGCTGTACTGCGTCGGGCGAATGCGTTGGCCCACCTGCACAGCCAGGTCAGCGACGAACTGCACGCCGTAGTCATCGACGCCAATGGCGTAGACGTCGCCGCCCACCACCCGCACGTCGATGTCCCCGCTGCCGCCCGGCGTTGGGCCATAGCCCGCCAGGCGCCACTCGCCGTCAGCAGGCCGCTCCAGCAGCACCACATCGCGGCTTGCAGGCACACGCTCTAAGCGCACCCGCGCCGAAACCTGGGCAGGCTCGCCAGCCGCCCCACCCTCACCACTGGTGATGTTGAACGTGTACACACCAGACGCCTCGAAGCGCAGGTATGCGGCGCGAGTCCGGCGCGGCAGCTCATTATCCACGGCGTAAACCAGCCACTCCCCCTGCGCGAGCAGGGTTGCCAGATCGACAGAACGAACCGCAGTAAATTCACTGCCAAAAAAGAACAACCCGACAGTACCCACAGTTTCCCAATCACGGGCAATAGTGAGTCGTTTAGTGTTGGCCGTAACAACGCCATCCCGCAGCAGCCGAAACGAAAGATCAACCCGAGGCGGCCGCGTATAAGACGGCACGACCCGGCTATATGGGATTGCCGCGGCCACCATTACCAAAACCTCGGGTTAGTTGTAGCGAGGAAAAATGGCGCATGACCGCCATACCGAACAGTTGGCAGATAGCTGTGGCCATCACCCAGAGGGATTAAGGTGTTGGCTGAACGCGATGAAATTCCAGCCGGAACCCCTAGACATATAACCGAGGCATACGGGTTTTTGCGTAACAACCGGACATCCGCGCACAGCCCTCGGAGCATGCCCCACACGCCAACACACTGCCATGACAGCTCGCACAGAATTGCGGAGGGTAATACCGCAGCACTGGTCGTATCAGCATACTGTGCCGATGCGGTTAATACATTCGTATCAATCGAAAGTGCCGCACTGCCAACCAGCAAACCAGTGCTCGGATTATAGAGCGACGTAAAGCCAGCGGCACCGAAAAAGCCAGAGACCGTGTTATAACTTGCATTCGCTAAGTTTTGCCCGCCGCACGCGATGAAGTTTCCGTTTGAGTCATCCCCCACATACAACGGCCCAGGCTGATACGAAAGCCCGGCGGTCGGCCCCCAAGCAACATCGCTAGTCCCTGGCGAAGGGATAAATATGAAGGTCTTGCTATCAGCAATTAGCGCCCACGTAGAGCCAGAAGAGGCCCCGACCAAACTGGCCAGCGGATAGCGATGCGGCACAGAACTATCCGACGCCGTACCGGACTTCAAGCCAGCCCCTGCCAGCGGCCCGGTATAGGATGCAGAAAGATAGACCGTAACCAGAGCCGAGGACTGCAGGTAGAAGTGGACGTAGCCACTGCCTGGGCCGTTGGTCAGCGCCAAAAAATTGGACGCCTCCCCAACAACCGTCCAGCCGGCGCCCGGCAACAGTCCGTAGCCAGTAACCAGGCATGCCTTCAAGATATCCTTGAATGCGGTGAAATGGGCGTCCGAGGTGAGAGCCGAGTTGTAGACCAGCGCCGGCGCGCCGGTCTGATCACGGTGATAGACAGTCGCCATCAGTCAGCATCCCCCCTCACTTGAAGCTCGAACTTGTCATCGTCCACCGTGCCCTGCCCGCTGATGACGGTGCGAATGCACCACATCGGGCCAAGCGCCGAGTCCGTGTTGAAGCGCACCGCGTTGCCAGCTGCCCAGCCGCTGCCCCAGCCCTCACGACGGATCGTGAAGTAAGGCTGCCCGGTCAGGGCGTTGATCGGCGCGCAATCCGTGCTGGTGTTGCCAGTGGTGATAACGCCCAGGCGCTCCTCCACCACGTTGAAAGTGGTGGAGCTGGTGAACACCAGCGCCCACTTGCCCGCGATGCCGCCCGCGTTGGTGATGATGGGCGGGTAGCTCAGCTGGTTATATTGCGCAGTCGTCGTGTTGCCGATGGGCGCGTCGGTCCAGTTGGGCGCACCCTGGCTCCACGTTTGCTGCGTGAACCAGGTGTGAATCCGCGACTGCAAATCACCCCATGCCACCGCGCTCGACACCATGGCTTCGCCGGCCGGCAGTTCCCACGGCAGCGGGGAGCTGATGCCCAGCTGGCCGGTAATCTGCACCTCGGTGCACAGGGCCATGTGCTCTACGCGGTCGCGCACGATCAGTGGCAGGCCGAGTGGGTTGCCCGCCTCGTCCTGCAGCACCAGCGGGTTCGCCCATGTCACGGTGCCCAGCTCGCGATCGGCCGTGAACGAAGCAGCGCGCAGCACCGTACCGGTACCGTCCACCACTTCGATCTCGGCCTGCTGCGCGCGGTCGAGCTGCAGCGTGCTGCCTGCGGTCGGTGAGGCCACCACCGTTTCGGCGGTGTGGTGGATCACCAGCACGTCGCCGTCTCGGTACACCGGCACGCGGCCATCGGCCGGCAGGCGCACCGGGTCAAGACCCAGCAAGCCCGCATCCAGCGGCAAGCGCGTTTGCACCACTGCGTTGTAACGCAGCAGCAGCGGGATCACCGGAATATCGCTCGCCCCGGTGTCGTCGTTCGGGTCGGTCGTGAAGGTCAGCCGGGTGATGCCGGTGGTTGCGTCGACAGTGCCGCGCACAATGCCGGTATTGAACTCGCCGTTGAGGTTGCTCGCCGCGGTAATTACCTCGGCGGTATCCGCGCGCACTGCTGTCACCTGCATGCTGCCCGCGCGCAGCGGCGCACCTGGGGTGCGGTACGTTGCAGCGGTCACGCTGAAGCCCACCGCTGCCGTCAGGCAGGCCAGGATGCTCACCGCGCCCGAGGCGTTGCCGCCGTAGCTGCTGAGCGTCGCGGTACGGTCGGCATAGTTCACCGTGCCCACCGCTACGCCGCCGTTGGTGTTGCTGGCAACGTCGCGGTACAGGATGCCGGAGCGGTCGCAGTACAGCCCACCGTTCCAGCTGAACAGCAGGCTGCCCGGCACGATGGGTTCAGCAATACCCGGCAGCAGCTCGACGGTGATCGACGGCTGCGCCTGGCTGGCGGTTTGCGGGTCAGTGGTCACGCTGCCGGCCTGGGCTGAGTGCTCGACGGTGCCGCCGAACGACTCGCGCAGCTGCACGGTGGTAGTGACCAGCGCGGGTTCGTTGTTGCGGCGCCGACGGTACGTGTACTCGTTGTAGCCATACAGCGCCGCGACCTGCAGCGTCACCTGCCCGGTGGTGTAGTTGATGCTGCCCGCGCGCCCGCCCTGCCAGCCGCCGTTGCCGTTGTCGTTAGCGACGTTGGCGATATCACGGTAGCCGTCGTAGACCGGCAGCACGTTGCCCGCCTCGATCACTCTCCAGTTAATTGCCGGCGCGGCCTGCCGGCGCGTGGTCATCCAGTTGACGCGCACGCTGCCCGGCTTGAGCGGCGCGCCGGGAATAGTGAACGTGGCAATGCCGCTGCCGTCGCTGCTCACTGCCAGCGCACCGCTGTCGACAGCGCCACGCTCCCAGGCGTAGGCAATGCCGCCGCTCGGCGTAGCGCTCAGCACCATCACCACCTCGCCCGAGGCGTACGCGATGGTGCCGGTGCCCCCGGTGCCGCTCAGCACGCCCTGGCCGTTGTCGGTGAGCGTGCGCACGGTGCCAGCGGTGAAAGTGGCCGAGAACGAGCCCGGCAGCACCCCGCCTTCAGGCAGCGTGTAGCGCACCTCCAGCTTGGGCACGACGCTGCCGCCCGAGCGCTCGGTGATCGCGTTGTCGGCTGAGCTGACGTAGCTATAGATCAGCGAGCTGCCAACGTCCGGCAGCGCGTTGAGGGTCAGCGATACCGAGCCGGTGGCGAACGTGATGGTGCCAGCACCCTCGCCAGTCAGTAAGCCGTCGCCGTGGTCGCGCAGTTCGTACCACTTGCCCAGGGCCATGTAGCTGACGCTGAGCGTGCCAGCACGCGGCACAGCGCCGGACAGGTCCAGGGTGTAGACATAGCCACGGTTGCCGAGGGTGATCTCGACTTCACCGGTAATGGTGTCGCCCGTTGCAGCCGCGCCGGGGCGATAGGTGCCGTTCGCGCTACCCGTCCAGCTGGTGCCGGTGCGGGCCAGGGTGATCTCGCCGGTCTGGTAATCCACCCGGCCGGAGCTGAGCCAGTTGCTGCCGCTCACGTAGCGCAAGCCGCCCTTGCTGTCATCGGCGTAGGTGCCGCCGTTGGCCACGAGGGTCAGCGTACCCGGCGCACAACCGGTGCCGAGGAACGTGCGGGATTCGCCCGCCAGCGCGCCGGCAGCAACGGTGAGCGCGACCGAACGCGACGGCCCGGCCGGCACGTAGATCTGCCGCTGATAGCCGCCCAGCACGTCGACCAGGGCGCTCTCTTTGGTGGTGCTCGGCACCAACTGGCTGTAGACCGACTGCACGCGCAGGTTCAGCGCGCCCTGCGCCACGGCCTCGGCCAGCGGGCTGATGCCGTAATAGCGTGCAGCGTCCGCCACCTGGGTGGACAGCACGCTGGCCTTGGCCGCTCCGTTCAGCGCAGTGGGCGAGGTGCCGGCCGGCGTGACCTGGCCACCTGGGAACTCATTCAGCAACGGCGCGCTGATGGAAAGATCCAGCCGGCGCCGGGTGAAGTTCACAAAGTTGCCGTTGCCGTAATCGAATGTGAATTGCTCGAGGCGAGCGTCAACGCTTGTCAGGCGCACGTATTGCGCGGCGCTGGCGGTGACCAGCTGGAATACCTCACCGATCTCCGGCACGCGCTGCTCCTCGCGCTGCACGCAGGCGATGGCGCGCTGGCCGGCCAGCTGGGTGCCCAGCAACTCAAACTGAGCGGTGGTCGCGGCCGCCACGTAGCTCTCGATGGCGTTCTGCGCGTCGCGGCGTTCGTCGATCTGGCTGCCAGTGTTGAACAGCAGCACGCTCACGCGCGGGTCAGCCGCGGCTTTCGTGACGATGGCATGAGCGCCGAGGTAAGCGTCGGCGTTCTGCGTCATCGGCCCGCCGAACAACTTGCGCAGGTTGATGCGGCCAGTGGTGCGGTCGAGCCGGCTGATGTCGGGGAACACATTGTTGACTTCGCCATCGACCACGGCGTTGCCGGTGGCACGCCCGCCGCCGTCGTTCTCATCGGTCAGGCGCTGGCTTTTCAGCAGCTTTACGTCAGTTGCGGCAATGGTCATGCCATCAATCTCCAGGCAACAAAAAGGGGTTATCGGTTTTTCGTGTTGTTGCAGGCAAAGCGCAGCCTTAAAGCATATTGGTATTGGCTTCGGCTTTACGTGCTGTTATACTGACTGCTCACCCATTAAAGGAGAGCGGCCATGGGGCAAAGAGATGCGAGCCAGATCGACAACATCCAGCACCTGACGCATTGCGACGAAGATGGCTGTGAACGCTGTGAAAATCTCATGTACTTCTTTCAGGCTTGCGACGTCTGCGGAACGTGGGGGCATAACGACGCAGGGCCATGCTCATGCTCAACACGCCTCGATCTGGCTGATCAGCTAAGGCTGGTTATCCCAGAAGAGTGTCCGCACATGATCGTGTTCGATGACGCGGACCGTCAGCCCCTCATGTTTGCAGGTGCCGGCTCCAGGCCTGCCGCGCTGAAAACCTTCGAGATGATTTCGCAGAGTTGGAACGCCCATCTATTTGTCCGTATCGCGCGAAACTCCCGAGACGACAGGCACCCAATTGCGGCTGTAGAGCAGACCGCTACTGCAGAGCTGGTTGATGCGCTTAAAACTTGCGAGGCTTGGTTTTCAAAACATTCGCCTACTGCGCCGCTAATCGCCGGTCTTGGCGTCGCGGAGCACCCAATGCTCACCCTGATTCGCAATGCGCTGTCCTCCCAAGGGGGTGTCAGTGCCTGAGTCGCTTTCCCTGCTGCACCCTTTGAAAGTTGAGATCGTGGAATTCCTTGAGGATGACCATGATTTTCAATTCAAGGTTGAGTTTCCGGCTCCCGAGTTCTGCACCGCTTGCGGAGCTATTGGCCAGTCGATCCGCTTCTCGAAGAAGCTGACCAAGTACGTTGACCTGCCCATCAGGGGAAAGCGCACGGTGCTATGGGGCATGCGGCGCCGCTACAAGTGCAAGACCTGCGGCAAGGTCTTCTCGCCGGCCCTGCTGGACTTCGACGAGAAGCACCGCATGACGAAGCGCTGCCATGCCTACGTCATCAAGCACGCCATGACCAGCACGAACTCAGCGGTAGCTCGCGACCTTGGCGTGGATGAATCGGTGGTGCGCCGGGCTTTGCGTGACTACTGCGCCGAGCAAGAGGCTGGCTACAGGCCCATGCTGCCGCGCGTTCTAGGCATTGACGAACTACTTGTCGGCGGCGAGTACCGGTGCGTCCTGATCAACCTGGAAGAAACGACGATCATCGACGTTCTGCCTAACCGCAAGAAGATCGTGATCCATAACTACATCTCCAACATGCGCGGACGGGATAGGGTCCAGATCGTCTGCCAGGACATGTTCCACCCATACAAAGACGTCTCGCTAGAGCTGTTCCCTAACGCCACAGTCATCGTCGATAAGTTTCACGTTGTTCGGTACGCCAACGATGCGATGGACCAGATACGCAAGCGAATCAAGCGAGGTCTTACCGCCCCCCAGAAGCGCACCCTGAAAGGCGACCGCAAGCTAATGCTGATGCGCCGGCGTGACCTGGACGTTTGGGCGCACCTGAAAATCAAGACGTGGTTCGATCAGTTTCCCGAGCTAGGCACCGCCTACAACCTCAAGGAAGGCTTCTACAACATCTGGAATAGCAAGACCCACCATGCAGCTAGGCAAGCCTATGACGATTGGCGGCAGCGCATCCCCGCTGAGCAGGAGAAGGACTGGAAGGTCGTCACGACCATGATGACCAACTGGGGGGAGTACATTTTTAACTACTTCAAATTCATCCCCCAGCGGTACACCAACGCGCTAACCGAGTCGATCAACCGCTACCTGCGCGACGTAAACCGTAACGCACGAGGCCTGAGCTTCGAGATGTTCCGCGCCAAGATCATGTTCACCCTGGAGCACAAAGTGAAGCCGCCAGAAACCAAGCGGCTAGCGCCGTTCCTGGCCAGGGAAATCATGGCGGTCGAGCCCATCGAGGACGAGCTGGTGGATTACGGCGTTCCGATTTTCAGCATCCTGCAGCTGTACTCAGAACCAGAAACGGGAGCTTTCCAAGAAGAAGGCTAACAACACAACCAGCCACATCACCTAGGGGTATTCAGATAGGGCCTAACAACACCCTATCCCGAATACCCACAAAAAGCCCGCACGGGGCGGGCTGTCAGGGTTCGGGGTCGGGTGCCGGCTCAGGGGCTGGCGGCGGCGCCACAGTGATCAGGCGCAGGGTGAGCTGGTAAAGCCAGTCAGGCCCAGGCGCGACGGTACGGTGCACCGGCACGGCTTGCACCACCGGCCCCGCGACGCGGTTCCACGTCACGTAGTGCTGCTCGCCGCTCGGCAGCGTGAGCAGATGCACAGCACCGCGCACGCTGGCCATGGACTCCAGGGCACGCACGGTGGCCAACGTGAACCAGGCACCGCCGTTGCTGGCCAGGGTGATCGGGCGCCCGTACAGCTTGACGCCCTCCTGCACGATCAGCGCCCCGGTCAGCGATCGCTCCTGCTCCTGCTCGATGGCGTTCCAGTCCCATTCGTCTACCCATTCCATTTGCTCGCCAGCCACATTCGGCTCGGCAGCCAGGTCGAGGCTATCCAGGGTCAGTTGCATTACAGGCTCCTCAGGCCGGCTTGTTCGAGAATGCTCAGCAGGTTGGTCTCGGCGGCATCACCGCTCACCGCTACATCAACCGCAGGCCGGCCCGGAATCTCCAGGCGGATGACCTTGCTCGGCGTTTGCGCTGCCTGCTGAGCGGCCGGCTGGCTGGCCTGCTGCGCCTCCATGCGCTTTTTCTGTTCCTCGGCCTGGCGGGCCTGGGCGCTCTCAGCCTCGATCTGCCGCAGCAGGCCAAGTGCACGGCTGGCATTGGCCACCGCTTGCGCGTCACCGCCCGCCTGCGCTTCGGCCAGCTGCGCCTGTAGCTCGCGCTGGCGAGCGGCAAACCGGCGACGCTCGATGTCGTCTTGCCGGCCCTGCAGTCCGTCCAGTTCGTCCTGCAGGCTCTCCAGCGTGCTGCGGGTGGATTGCCCCATCTGCTGCATGCGCTGGTTGGCGGCCTCGATAGCCGACTCCAGCCCACTCAGGTCGGATTCATCCAACAGGCTCAGCGCATGCTTCATGCTGTTGGCCCGGCGCACGAACTGCTGCGCGGTGAGCGAACCGCGCTCATAGCTCTGCATCAGCGATTGCAGACTGGCCTTCTGCGACAGAAACGCCTGCTGCGTCTGCAGGCTGGCCTGCTGGGTTTCTGCCATCCAGCGGGCCAGGCTGCTTTGCATCGGCATCGCGAGGGCGGCGCGCACATCACCCAACGCCTTGGATACCGACTCCAGGCTGGTGCGGGTTGCATCCAAGCTGCTGGTGTCGATGCTCGGCGCCGCTGTGGTGAGGCCGCGCAGCCGGTCGAACGCCTCAAGGGCTGCCCGGCTCAGCGCCGCAACAGGCTCGCGGGCCCGGTTCATCACTCCGTCGTAGAAGCCCTCCATGGCGGACATATCACGCTCTGAGCTGTCCTTCAGGTCGGTGAGCCCCTTGCGCTCTTCTTCCATCCGCTGGCCGGAAATGCGCCGCAGCTCTTCGTTGGTGGCGATGCCGTCTTCCAACGCCTCGTTGTACATCTCCTGCGAGCGCAGCAGCTTGTCGCCGGCGTCCTTGCCGGCGTCACCGGTTTTCTCGATCTCGCCTTTCAGTTCGCGCTGCCGATCGCTGGCCCGTTTCAGCTCCTGGTTGTACTCGGCCGCCGTGATGGCGCCGTCACCGTAGAGTTTGCGCAGCGCCGCACGGATGTTGTTGATGTCGACATCCGTGCGGGCATTGCTAATGGCATCCTGCACTGACTTCAGGTCGCCCAGCTTATCGTCGAGATCCGATACCAGATCAGCGGCACCGCCTGCCGCAGTACCCAGCTCACGCAGCCGCGCATTCAGAACGCCAGTCGCCTGGCTGTACTCTTCCTGGCTGAGCCGGCCTGTCTGGTACGCAGCCAGCAACGCTTTGCGCAGCCCTTCGAGCTGCTCACGGGTGCGGGCGGTGTCGATCAGGTTCAGGGCATTGCCCATATCCGTGATCGCTGCCGTGCCAGCCACCGCTGCGGCTATGGCTTCATCACGCACCTTGTGCTGATTGGCCACCAACTGATCAGCATGCGCCTGGTCGAGCATTCGCTGCTGTTCCAGCTCGCTTTTTACCGCGGCCGTGGCTTGCTTCGCCGAATCCTTCGCCGCATCAACCGCCTCCCGGCCAAGCAGCCCAAACGTATCGGCAAGGTCGCGCGCGTCAGTCTTCACTCCGTCGAGCGAGGCTTTGATGCCCTCCCGCACCCCAGCAGCCATTTCATCGATCTGCGCTTTCCACTTGGCGCCACCCAAGGCGTCAGGCAGGGCGCTAGCCAGTAGGCTGGCAGCCTCCAGAATACCGAGCCTAAACGAGCCCCAGAAGGAATCGGCCGCATTGCCGGCCAGGGTCAGCGTGTTCCAGAACTGCCGGGTGCCCGACAGGAACTTCTCAAACGTGCCGAGCGTCTTGCCCAACCCCTCGTCGAAACCATTAAGCCAGCGCGTGCTGTCATCGATCAGCTTCGTGAAGTCAACCTCGCTCAAACGGAGGATGAATTCCTTGACCCGCTCTGCGCCTTTACTGAAGGCATCCGACAGCGACTGAGCCAGCTTATCCAGCCGCCCGTCACGATCCATCTGCTCGATGTACTCAGCCACGCCGGCAAGCTGCTGCTTGGCGTACTCAAGGGCACCGCTCTTGGCGATGCGGTCGAGAAAATCCGTCCAGGTGTCGCGCAGGTTGCTCACCAGGCCGGTCAGCGTGCCCATGCCCTCGGCAGCGGCACCTTCAGCACTGGCCCCGATTTCCTTGGTCAGCGCCGCGATTACGTCGCGGCCGAGACGCCCCTCGCTAGCCAGCTTGGAGAGCTGCGCCGCGTTCTTGCCGGTGATCTTCTCCAGCATGCCCCAAACCGGCACGCCGCGTTCGACGAGCTGCAGAATCTCCTCGGTCTGCAGCTTCTGCTTGGCGTAGGCCTGGCCAAGGGCCGAGGCGATGCCCTGCAGGCGCTCCATCCCGCCACCGAGCTGCTCGTTCTTGTCGACCACTGCCTGCAGCGTGCCGTCCATGGGGTCGAGCCCGTAGGACTTCAGCAGCGCGAAGGCCTCGGTCACGTCCGCCACTTCCAGCGGCGTGTCTTTGGCAAACTGCTTGATCCAGGCAGTGGCCCTCTCGCCTTCCGCCACACTCCCCATCAAGGAAGCCATGCGCTTGCCGAGCAGCTCGAACTGGTCGCCCGTGGAGAGCATCGAGCGGATGCCGCCCGCCACAGCATTGAGGCCGCGCTGGACCAGGCCCATGGCTGCATTGAGGGAGACGTAAGCTGCCGCAAAAGCCAGCACCTGCCTGGCCCCGCGACTCATGCTCTCGCGCGCAGCATCAACCCGTGAAGCGTGCTCGGCGGTTGCGCGCGCTGTTGCGGCCTGCTCACGTTGGGCAGCCTTGAGCTGAGCGTTGTTGGCATCGAGCGCCTGCCGGGCCTTGTCGACCTCGGCAGCCAGGCGCTTCTCTTCATCCGCCAGGTTGTTGGTATCAATGCCCGCAGCCTTGGCGGCCTTCTCCTGATCCGCCAACCCAACACGCAAATTATCGAGGCCGCGCTGCAACCGGCGCGCTTCGCGCTCGGCTTCCTTGAGCGACTGCTGCAGCCCCTCGGAGCCCGGCGCTGCCGTCAGCGCATCGCGCAGCTCCTTCACCTGCAGGTCGGCCTGTACCAGGCTGCGCTCGGCTTGTTCGGCGGCGCGCTGGGTTTGCTGCAAGCCACGGGCAAGGCTGCGCGCATCCTTGGCTGTATCCAGCGCCTGACCGAGCTGCTCGCTGGCTTCCTTCAGGCTGTTAAGCGCCTCCTCGGACTTTTTCGCCTCGGGCGACAGCTCGTCCTTGCCGCGCAGCACGAACTGAATCAGGCGCTCTTTTAGGCCGGCCATGGTTAACTCCAGGTAATAAAAAACCCGCCGGAGCGGGTTTGTCAGTTGATTCGTTACTAGAACTCTTGAATCTCGCCCCCTTTAAACAGGGCTTTCTTGGGGCGAAAATCGACAGACAGTCGACTCTGGTCCATGTCGTTAAACCTTACGTGGTCAGACATGAACTTGTTGTAGCGGACAGTGAAACCCCGATTGATTTCCCCGTCGACAGGAAAGTAACCATCCACAACCACTGCAGCTCTGAAAACCTCATTGCCAAGCACGTCAGTGAATACCGCAGTGCCGTCAAAGGCGTTTACCTCTCGCCCGGTGTTGTTTCTGAAAGTGAGACCGAAAGCCATCTGGTCTTGATCGTGTCCGTCAGTTCTGGATAAGAAACCTTTATCCCTGATGGTTGCCGAGATCGGACTAATCACTGGCACAGCTGCAGGCTCTGCAGCTACCCGGTCACTAGTGGGCGGTAGCGAACTGCTGACAAGTGAGTTGCTGGCACCACCTAAAAGACCAAGCGTTATGCCCCACACTACCGCACAAATTACGGCAACGATGATGAATGCAGGGATAGACGCAAAAACCCACTTGACCATGAATACAACCATGGACCAGAAGCGCATTTGAATATCCACAACCACGACGGGCTGCGCTGCAACAGGAACCGAAGCCCCTTTAATCTGGCGGGCCTGCTTCACAACATCAGCAGCCGGAGCTACTTCTAACGCAGCTGCTGCCTTTTGTTTGGCTGCCAGCGCCTTAGCATAGAAGGCGCCACATGACGGGCATTTCAGCGGGTCGCCAAACTCGGCCTGCGGTGCTTCATGGTTACATGCTGGACACTGCATCGGGTTTCCCTCCCTTTGGATATGACAGGGAATGTAGCCGATCGGCAGGCGCACTGGAACCCAGCACGGCCGGCGGCCTGTACGGATCACCATCTATGACGAAGAGAGCCCTGCATAGTAGCCTCATGACCCACATCAAATGACTGCCAAGGAGCGGCCATGCCATCAGCCAAACCAGATAAAGCCAGGATCAAGGCTGCAGCCCGTGCGCGAGATCGCGAAGAACTGCCGGACTTCTTCACGCCGATCAAAGAAGCCGCTCAACTGGCCGTTTCAGACGGCGCTCTCACCCAGTCGAGAGCAGCCAATTTCGAGCTGCTTCTTTCGGCCCACCCGTACCTGGATTTCTTCCCCTACAACATGCTCAGAGCCGCGCTGTACCAGGCGACTGACAGTGGTTGCTGGGAGCCAGTTGTTGAACGCGACCTTTTGGTACTGCTCACCACCCTTTTCGCTGAGCGCTATGACGGCTTCCCGCTTCAAGACCTTGTCAAAGCCGACCTTCCGACCTTCGGGGACATTTACCCGAGGTTATTTGATACACCTCCCGCTGGATTTTCGGTCGCGGGGAAACTCTGCGACTTCACCGGCCCATTCAAAGATCGCTCCCGCCGCGAATGCTATGCCCAGGTCGACGCACTTGGCGGAACACCCTCAGACATGGGGTGGTACACCGACTGCCTATTCGTGGCAGATGACCACTACCATAAGCGCGCGATCTCCAGCGGCCTGGAAGCTGCCGTGTTTACGCGAATGCGGCAAGGCACCCTACGCATCTACCGAGAGAGCGCCTTTCCATCGCCGACGCCTGAATAGGCCATCCCTGGCCCAGCAGCATCAGGCCGCCTTGTCTACCAGGTTCATCTCGCAGAACTTGGACAGGTCAGTGGCCGTGATCAGCGGATCGGCCAGCAGCTCGGCCGGGCCTTCCAGGCGCAGGTACTCCTGGCCCAGTACCGGCAGCTCGCTGAGCAGGCCGAACTTGGCGCGGCGCACCACTAGGCTGTAGGGCTCGCCGCTTTGTGCGTCGTTGAGGCCGGCGATGAGCAGCTCCAGTTCCACCTGGCTGCCGTTTAGCATCTGCACGGCGCTGGCTTGGCGCTTGGTGTAGGTGAGCTTTACGCCGGTATTGTCGATGCCGCTGCTGGCGGTAACGATAATGCCGTGCGGGGTCAGCAGGTAGTCGGTACCGGCCAGCAGCGCGACATCGGCAGCCGTTTTCACGGTTACCGGCTGGGTGATATCCGGCAGGTACTTGAACGGGATCAGCTCACCCTCGACACCCGCGCTGATGCGCAGCTCATCGGTAACGGTGCCAGCCGCCACGGCGACAACAGTAGAACGAGTAGAGCGCGCCAGGTTGGTGGCGGTCATGTCGTACATGCCGATGGTCGAGGTCACGTCCGTGACGATCTCGCGCACGTTGCGGTTGCCACCGCCGCCACGGAAGTTGCGCAGCGTCTGGCGGTCGCTGGTGAAGCTGATGTTGAAGGTGTCGCAGTTGCCGATATCCAGCAGCGGGTCCTGAGACTGGTAGGCGCGAGCGTAGATGATGCCCTCGCCGATGAACGAACGGTCGATCTGAGCCATGGGACTCTCCTAGTGATCGTGGGGTTTGCGGGAGGGGCGGTTACTTGTTGTCGCCGGCCGGTTGAGCTTCAGGCTCGGCGGCGCCGGCCTTGGCCTTCGGGGCGACCAGATAGCCGCGCTTCTCGGCGTGCTCGGCTACATCGTCGTCCACGTCTTGCTCGCCCTTTTTGAAGAGCTGCACGTTGCCGCCCTTCTGGTAGTTGAAGGGCTTGGCCACATTGATCTTGGGCATGGGGTGTTCCTCACTTGAGGGGCTGCACGTAGGGGATCTGTACCGGCATCACCTGGGCAGCCCAACGCCGGCCATTGCGCGGCGCCATGGGGGTTTCGGGTTGGAAGGCGCCCTGCTGCACGCCCTGTTGTTTGAGGCCGAGCTTGGTGCCGGCGAGCTGCACCTTCACCGCCAGGCGCCCTGCACGCAGCGCGGCGAGGTAATCGCGCCGCCGCGTCATGAGGGTGATGTTGACGGTGAGCCGCTCACGCACGCTGTTCGACGCCTGCCGCTCGACTTCCTCTGTCGTACCGGGCTGCAGGATGATCAGGTCATCCGGTAGCCCTTCGTCGTCGGCATCGATCACACGCAGCACGTCATCCTCGATCACCTCGGCGCCGAAGTTGGGCACCTGGGCGAGCAAGGCCTTCAGCTCGGCGAAGATCGCCGACTGCATGTCGATGGGTTGGGTCATGTCAGGGCACCACGTAGAGGGTGATCATGTGGCCGTCATCGCGCTCGATGCCGTCGATGTGCCAGGTCTTGCCATCCATGGCGAAGGCGCCTTGGCGGTCGAACGGTTGCAGCAGGCTTTTGCGCACGGTGATGGTCACCGCCCGGTCGAGCATGCCGCCGCCAGCGTCGAACCGTTCGATATCGCGCTCCATAATCACCTCGACGCCGCTGGCCAGTACGGCACCAGTGGCGCTGTGGTAGTCGGCGATGCCATCGGCCAGCGTGCGCAGGATGGTTTTGTTCATGCGGTCACGCATGGCGGCCCAGCTCATGGCTTACGCCGTGACCGGGTGGCCCAGCGAGCCGTTGAGGCGCACGCGGCCGGTGGCAGACGGGTTGGCAGCGTCGGCAGTAGCCACGCCCACCAGATAGTTGCCGGTACCGGGCACGTTGGTCAGCAGGCCGCTGGCGGCGATCATGTAGATGGGGTTGCCCACTGCCCAGGCTTGCGCGCTGGTTTTCGGCAGGTCGAAGACGCCGGTGGTCTTGATCTCGACCTCTTCGCCAATGGCGGCATCGGTGGCGGCTACGCCGATCAGGCTGTTGGCTCGCACCAGTTCGCCAGAGGTGATGGCGGCAGCGGCAATGATGAAGATCATGTCGCCGTGCTGTTTGAAGTTCTTCATATCGGATTCCTCGAATCAGGAGAGCAGAAACGACAAGGGCGCCCGATGGCGCCCTTTGTCGTGAGGTGTGGCGGTTACGCGCCGGCGTTTTTGTAGACGCCGCGGTAGTCGATCCAGCCGGCGCCGAACACCAGGCGGGCCTTGATCTCCATGCCGTCGACTTCGAAGCCCTCGCGGGTTTCGGTGAACACGCCCTGCTCACCTTCCAGGTAGGCGTACTCGAAGGTATCGACCATGCCCGGTGCGGCGTACAGGTACCACTGGTTGCCGGTGATGCGCGCATCGACGATCACCTGCAGCGAGGTGTTGCGGCTGTCGTTGATGTCGGCGTTCTTGGCCGGCACGTAGTTGGAACTGGTGAACTGGAAGGCTTCCAGCTCTTTGTCCGGGCCAACCACCAGGTACTGCGGGCCGAGGTTGAGGTAGTGCCCCGCCTTGGACTTCTGCTTGCGCATGGCGGCGCGAGCAGCGGCCAGGGTGGTGGTGTTGATCGCGCCAGCACTGGCAGCCAGGTTGCCATGGCCTGCGTCGAACACTGCCACGTTGTCCACGAAGGTCGGGTTGCTGAGCAGCAGATCCCACACGACGTCGGACTCGGTCTGAGCAGCGGCGGCGCCCAGGGCCTGCGGGATGCGGGTGAGCGCAGACAGGTCGTCGTTGACGATCGATTCCCAGGTTATGGCAATGATTTTGCCGTACTTCACCACGCGAATCGGCGCGCCTTCTTCGCCGAGGGTGCCGTACTTGTACTCGCCGTGCTCGTTCACCTTCTCCAGCGCGGTGATGTCGCCCAGGGCAACACGGGTCACTTCGCGGAAGTCCGGCACGCTGGTCTGGCGGCCCAGCGGGCGCCAGGTCTGCGGGGCCAGCTCATAACCGGCGCGCAGGGTGCGGTTGACGGTGCTGCCCAGCAGCAGCGGGAAGTCGCTGGTGGTGTGCATGCCGGCCGCGCGGAAGGCCTGACGGTCGCAGCCCAGGGCCGCGCGGGCCACTTCCTGCGGGGTCATGCCGCGCACGGTGCCGCCGACCATTTCCACGCTCTCGCGGGCCATGTCGATCAGGCGCATGCCGCGGAACTCGCGGGCGCCTTCCTCGAGCTTGACGCTCGGGTCGCAGCGGTGCAGCAGGGCATTGAGCATGCCGCCGCGCTTGGCCAGCACTACCGACTGGTCGACGGTGCTGGTGACGGTTGGCTGGCTGTTGCGGGTTTCCGGCTGCTCGGACTTCTGGCCCTCGGCCAGCTTGTCGATCATCGCGGCACTGGCATCGGCGACGGACACACCGCGCTCGACCAGATCATCAGCGAAATCTTCAGGCAGGCCGACCTTCTTGGCCATCTGGCGAATGCTCAGGCCACGCTTGCGCTCAGCCTCCTGGGTCTCACGGCGGATTTGATCCTCGGCCGCGCGCTTTTCTTCGTCGGTCATCACTGTTTCCTCTTGGGTGGTGGCCACGGCGGCCGGTTGCTCGGCAGGCTCAGCGGCCTGACGGGTTTCGAAAATGGTGGTGTAACGCTCACCTTGGTACTCGGCGGGCGTCTTGGCGCTGCGTACCTTGCTGCCGTCGTCGAAGCCGATTGGCACCAGGGACAGCTCGGTGGGCTCCCAGTCGGTGGCCCGGTAGATGGGGGTGGTGTCCTCGCCGTCTTCGACGAGCACGTAGCGGTGCACGATGTAGCCCACGCTGATGTTGCGCAGGATGCCGTCGCGCACGTCGCGGAAGATCGGCTCCACGTCTTCGCGGGCACTGAAGCGGATCACCGCGCGGCCCTCGCCGCCTTCCAGCCAGGCGCGCTCGACAACGCCGATCACGTCGTCCAGATCCCACTGGCCGTGGCTGTTCAGGAACGGCGCGCCGTTGTTCAGGCGCTCCATGCGCAGTGCGGTGTCGGTGACTTCCAGCTCTTCCTGGTACTCGCCGATGGACCAGCTCCAGCGCTTACCGCGTGCGCCGGTCGTCCAGGTGATTTCTACGGTACGGTCGTCGATGTTGACCGTGCCGGGGCGTACCGCTGCGCGAATGCTCTGCAGCGGGGTTTCAAGCGTTTGCGTCTGCATCGCGGTCATCGTTCGCGCTCTCTTCATTGGCCGGCGCCGGATCGACGTCGGTGGATGGAATGACGGTGCCCTGCGGGCGGGCCTGGGTCAGGCCGGCGCTGGATACCTTGCGGGGGTCGCAGTCGAACACCAGGCCGAGGTCGTCGAACAGCTTGTTGCTGTCGGCGATGTCCTGGGCGTGGGCGGCTGGGTCGGTAATGCCCAGCTCGCGCAGGGCGTTTGGCCAGGTGATCAGGCCGGAGCGCAGGCGCGCTCTGACAGTCTCGGTTTCTGACTTCGGGTCGACCATCTCGCGGCGCGGCGGCACCCACTCGGCTTTCACTTCGGTCAGCACGGCGCCCGGCAGCAGCGCCTGGGCCTCCATGAACCATTGCCAGGCGCGCTCGCACATCTGCGGGATGATCATGCGCCACTGCCACACGTCCACCCGGCGGGCGAAGTGCAGCCAGCCCATGCGGCCACTGGAGAAGTTCACGCCCTTCAAGTCGCCGGTGATCAGCTCGTAGGGCACACCCAGACCAACGGAGATGGCATGCAGCGCCTGCCAGCTGTAGGGCTGGTAGCCGTTGAAGGTGGGCGGCGCGGCGAAGCTGACGCCCTCGCCCATGGATAGCTCCTGAATGATGCCAGGCTCCATACGCTCAACCAGCGGCGGCGTCTTGCCGTTATTCCCGCCTGTGCCGTCCTTGGTGATGAAGGCGGCGAAGCAGGCGGCGATCTTGGCCTGCTCCATCACGGCATCTTCCATTTCGTCGAAATTTTTCAGGCGCTGCATCACCGGGGCGAACCAGGTGTACCCGCGCGCCTGGCCGGCACGCTTGGGCAGGAACACGTGGATCACGTCTTCTGCCGGCACGCGGCGCGACTCGATGGAGCGCATGGTGGCGCTGGAGCCTGGGTGCTCGTCGAACAGCCAGAACGCCACGCGCTTGCCCAGGGCATCGAACTCGATGCCCTGGATGATGACGTTGCCACCGTTGGCGCCACTCTTGGCGTCATCGATGAAGTCCGGCTCGAGCACTTGCAGTTGCAGCGGCACAGCCAGGCCATCGGTGCTGTAACGGCGGCGACGACGAATCAGGCATTCGCCGGACTCCGTGACGCACTCCATCACCTTGTGCTGCAGGCCGTAGAAGTTCTCCAGCCCATCGGCATCGCACTGCAGGCTTTCGCCCCAGGCATACCAGAGATCACCGAGGCGCTTGGCTTGGCGCTCCCTGTCGATCAGCGGGCGCGGCACGATACCGGCACCCACCACGTTGTCGGCAATGCCGGTAATGGCGCGCTCGGCATAGGGGTTATTGCGGCGCAGATCGCGGGCGCGGTTGCGCAACACGGCCAGGGCAGAGCCGTTCTCGGTGTTGGCATCCGCGCCTGCTGCGCGCCAGCCTTGGTTGCGACGACCACCTGCCGCACCTTCGAAACGGCGCTCCATGGCGGTGAGCATCAGGTCGGCGCGCTTTTTCTCCAGGCGAGCCATGGCGCGCTTCGCGGCATAGCCGGGAAACAGCGAGTCGATCACGCTCATGCTCAGTAGCCTTTGGTGAATGAGGTCAGGCGGCGGCCGCCGGTAGTGTCTGCGTTGAGGCCCAGTTCGTTTTCCATCAGCCGCAGGATCTGCAGCATCTCGGTAACCGAGCGGTAGGTGACGCTGCGGTCGGCGTAGCGCACCTGCAGCTCGCCCCCGGCGATGGCGGCCTTCAGCGCCTGGTACTGCTCTTGGGTGTAGGCCATGGCTATTTGTTCCAGAAGTTGGATTTCGCCCGTGGGCGTTCTTGCGTGTTGGCGGTTGCTGAATCGCCGCCGACCTCTGGCGATTCGGCCAATGCATCAAGGTCAACGCCGAAGCGCTGCTGGCTTATGCGCAATGCGGCCAGGGCGTACACGAAGCAGTCGAGCGCCTCGTTACGGCGGCCTTGGTTATCCCAGCGGTACTGCTGTACGCCATTCACCACCTTGAGCACCTTGCTCTCGGAAGTGAGCTGCTTGACCTCCATCTCGTCGCAGACCAAATCGTTGGCCGGCAGGTGGATAACCTGCGGCTGCGACTCCCCGGCCTGGGACTTTCCAGCATCGACCTGCATCTTCAGGCGGCTGTAGATCAGTTCCTTGGCGTTGTCAGTACCCACTGTGGTGAGGTAGACGCCATGCTTGTTGCGCTTGGTGGGCATGTTGGCGATAGGCTTCCCGTAGATCGGCGCGCCGATGATGGGGATCATCCAGAGCAGGCCGTTCTTCTTGCTGTCGTCGCAGACCTGATCGGCATAGTGGCCGCCGGAGTCCCAGCACCAGCGCTCGACCTTCATTACAAGCCCATCCGCACGGGTGAACTGTCGGTGCATCTCCATATCGCGCTTGCGGCGCAACTCTTCGCCGCCTGGGTCGCCCATCAGGATGAACCGGTAAACAAGCCAGCATTCCTCACCCGGCCCCCACGCCCAGACGCGGCCTTCGTATCGGTCATCCTGGGTATCGCCGCCACCGGTCAGAAGAACAGCATTTGCCGGGATGTCGGCTTGCCAAACTTCACGACGACCTAGCAGGACGTCCCACTCGACGCGCTCGCCTTGGTCTTCCTCCCATGTCTCGCCCAGGGTGGTGTTGACGAAGGTTTTCAGGTCGCTCCGGCTGCCCTTGGCCTCGGTGAACTCAAGCGCCATGCGCCCCCAGTTCACGAAGAAGCTGTAAGCCGTCCAGATGTGAAAGCTGATCGATTGCGGCGTGGGGATTGCCTGATCTTGCTTGTCATAGAAGTCCAGGCCGTCGCGTGTCCAGATGCCCGTCTTCTCGCATATCCAGCGTGCCGAGGCCTGCGCCTCGATTGCTTCGGCGTAGCGGATAATGCAGGCCGCATGTTCGCAAACGTACCAGGCGCTGAGAGGGTCGGCTTCATCCCACTTGATGCCGAACGCACAATCCTTGCCGCCCCACTTCAGGTACTGCTCACCACCGCAGTGCGGGCAGGCTATGTGAAAGCGCATGAGGTGCGGCGACTTCTGAACCGCGCCTTCGATCTGGCAGCCACCTCGGTCGATGGGGCCGCGAATCTTGGGCGTGCTACCCCGGATCGACTTCGGGAACGTCGAGCCCTCAATGCGCTTGTCGCCCAGCACCAGCGGCGACCCTTCTTTCTCAATGTCCGGATCGAACGCCGCCAGTTCGTCGTAGATGACAGTATCAGCGGAGATGGCGCGGTAGTTCTTCGCAGCTTTCCCGCCACGGCACCACAGCTGCTTGCCGTGGCTGAACTTCTTGATGTCGAGCGTGTTGTCCTTGTGCTTCTTGCCGTACCAGGGTGCCAGCTCCCGAACAGCGCCAACGTCCCTGATCATCGTCTCGACTTCGGACTTCATGAACAGATCAGCGCTGCCGTCGTCAGGCACGAAGAATGCGATGTGCCGGCGCTTGTGCGCAGTCTGGTAGGCCGAGGCGGCCAGCAGCATCTTCGAGTAACCGACCCGTGCCGACTTGATCACGTTGACGATGCGGATCTCGTCATTGCCCATCGCGTTGAGGATGGCGCGCTGGTAGGGCAGCGTCTCCCAGCGGCCTTCCTGATAGGACGACTCACTGGAAAGGTAGAAATTCTCGTCCGCCCAATCGACTGTAGTTTGAGGCGCATCCCGCCTGAGCGAGAGTAGGCCGGCAGTCATCGCGGCTTGGCACGCCTCAATTTGACTGCTCGATAAACTCGTCATGCCACTCCGGTAGGCGTTCCGCCGCCTGGGCGATGATGTTCCTCGCCTTGGTCAGCTCCCGGTTAATTGAGTCGAGTTGCCCTAGCGTTAGGTCTGGGTGTCGGCGCCGTAGCGTCATGATTACCGTGTCGAAGATTGACCCGGCGGCCGGTATGAACTTGGCGAAAGCGAACGTGATAAACGTGGCCGGGATTAACCGCTTGGCATCGACCTCGTTCTTGTTCTCTTGGCTGATCCGCTGGGCGGCGGTGAGACCTCGGCGCTCTTCGAGCAGCTTGTACTCGATCAGTGGGTCTATGCCCTCCTCGCCAGCGCCCGGTTCCGGTTTCACCTGTGAGCTTCCAAGCCCGCGCAGATACCTGATATATGCCTCCCGGCAGGCATCCATATCGAAGCCGCCACGACCCTTAGACCCAGGAAGCACGCCCTCTGAGAGCAGATTGCGTACCTGCCTGTCGCTCAGATCGAGATGCTTGGCTATTTCGACTTGAGTGGCCATGACATATCCGTGCGGAACCGGAACCGGAAACGCTGAAAAATGTTCGTGAATAGAGCGAGAACGGGGCTCGAATTACCCTCAGGGCGGTGCCCCCTCCCGGAGTACCTTTGGGGTGGGGGGGTGTGGCACGCCACAGCCCCGCAACCAAGCGACGGCGAGCCGCCCCGGCGATCAGCGCCGCCGTCGGCTCGGCAGGCTGTCAGCGGATGATGTTTCCGGCCTGGTCGCGGGGGCGTCGATTGAAATTACTCGGCAGCCGACCGGCCAATGCATCGGCGATGGCCTTGTCGATATTGGCTTCAAGCTGCGCGTCGTTCTCTGCGACCCGGCGCACCACGTCATAGAACTTGAAGCGTTCCCGGTACTGCGGTTGGCGCACGAAGGCGAGCACCATCGCCACGCTCTTGCCACGGCGCTCGGCGATACCGATGGGCGTCTTGCCGCGCTTCATCACGAAGAACGCTCGCTCGTGCCCTTTGCGCTCCGACCACCAGTTCTTAGTGGCATTCATCGAGTAGCCCATCTCCTCAAACGCCTTGAGGCCCGAGATGATCTGAGTCAGGTGGCCTTTCTGAATATTCCCGTAGGCATCCAGCCTGGCGCCGGCTGCCGGCACAATGAAACGGTCGCGCGGGAGTATGCCCTTCTGCCGTAGCAGGTACTCTGTTCGTTTTTCGACGCGACCGCCACCTTCAACCTGCGGCAACAGGTAGTCCTCAGCACTGTAAAAGCTCTTCTCTGCCTTTTGATCTATTACCCACACCGCCGCTTCCGGGTCAGCCGATGGCTTGGCGTTAATTATGCGAATCGAGTTCAGCACCCACGGCGTCGGCCTCGGGTTGAACACATCCTCCATCTCAGCCCGCAGCGCGATGCGCGCCTGGTTGGCCGTATGGTTCAGGGCATCAGCCAGCGCCCTATTGGCCAAGCCCGCGCCGAGCTGCTTGAGCGATGCCAGCGCATCATCGAGGTCTCTGGCAGTGATTGAACCCTTCATAGCCCAGACTTCTGCTTGGCCTCCAGCACAGCATCCACGATCTCGGTGATCTGCCGATCCTTCTTGGCCTCGCTCCAGGCAAACAGCGCCCGAACAATGATCCAGGCCGGCAGGCCGCAAACGAAAATGATCGAGGTCAGCGCGATCAGGCCGATATCGTCATGGGCGTAGTGCTGCAGATCAAACCAGCGGATCACGAACGCACCGCCGCCGATGCTCGATACCACGGTGCAGATCATCGCCACCACGAACTCCCGCGCAGTTTTTGGCAGAGTCATGGCCATCACCACGATAGTCACCAGGATGGCAGCGCCGGCACCAAGCACGCCCAGCTTGTAAAGGGCGATGCCGCCGAATGAGGTAGATGCTGGCTCGGTCATTTCGCGGGCTCTCATAGGCTTACCCTGGCATGCGCAGGCCACGCAATGCAGTTAGGCCCGGCACCGCGATGCAACGCCATCCGCCTGGAGAAAAGAGGCGCGCCGGGTGCCGGAATTCATGAATAAAACAGCCCGCGTGTGATGGCGGGCAAAGCTGTTGGGGAACAGCTGAGGGATCAGAAACGAAAAAACCCGACTCAGTGGCCGGGCTTTCGGGATTCTCAATCCTGAACGCGCAATAACGACAGGATGGACAAACTTTCGGCCATCCGGCCATTCAAGTCAAGCGGCATGTGAGAACAAAACGCCCTCGGCCTGCAGGATGGTCTCGGCGTGCTGCAGCGCCTCCTTCACCATCTCATCCAGTACCGCACCAACGCTCTGCCGCCAGCGCCTGCGAGTGCGCTCAGGATTCGCCGCCAGATCCCACGTATTCATGTCATAGAACGCCGCCGGCAGCACGATCATGTCCGATGATCGCTTGCCCTCGGCGCCCTTCAGAGGTGGGATGGCCCAGGCAGTCACAGCCTTGTAGACAAACAGCTTCGGCGCCGGCGAGGCGATCAGCGGGGCCAGGGCGCTGATGGCGGCCACCTTGCGCCCCTTGTGCGTGCCATACCGGGCCGCCAGCGCGTTCCAGTGGCGCGGGATCAGCTCGCTGTGCAGCCGCGCGAACACCCAGCAGTCGATCAGGTCGCGGTCAGGCACGCCACCGCGCCCCACCATCGCCGTGTCCAGATCGATCAGCTTCTGCCAGGCCTGGCGTGCCGTACTGTCCTTGCACTCAGCCGCCAGCGCCGACACCACCGCACTCAACACGCTCGAATAAACCATGCCCTTCCCCTCAATCCCCGGTGAAGTGCGCCCCGCCGGCGCCCTTCCTGTTATTGCCTTGATAACCAGCCGCCGCGCCCTGCTCCGGCATCAGCCCTGCCTGCTGCAGAATGCGCTGCATCCGCTTGCGCTCATCGCCCGACATAGCCAGACGCAGGCGCAACTGCTCGACCAACTCGGGATAGCCCAGCGCCTCCCCGTCCGGCTTCACAAAGCCCCCACCGTTGCACCCGGCGCACTCCATCAGATGGAAGATGCCCCGTATGCGGCCCGCGCCCCGGCACACCTCGCAGCGCTCCAGCGGCATCAGGCGCGCCTTCACTGCTGCGCGCCTGACTGAAACGGCGAGAGCGTCACCCGCACCGCGCCGCCCGGGTAAACCTCACCGATCTGCACCTGGCTGACGAACAGGCTGTCATCGATACCCAGCGCATCAGCCAGGCCATCGCGGCCAGCCTTGAACGAGGCCAGCAGGTTGTCATCGTCACGGCGGCGCGCAGTTGGCGGCAGAAACTCCAGCTGCAGCAGGATGCGCCCGGTAGGCGCGCCCAATCCCGCCTTCTTGGCGAACAGGAAGCACTGCATGCGGTACGACTTCGCCGCCTTGCTCTTCGCCGCCCAGTGCGGCCTGGCATTCGGACTGAGCGCCTGGGGAGGCCAGGGCAGAATCACCGCATTACCCATTCTTCACCCTCCCCACGTAGAAATACTGTTTTCGGCTGTAGCGCCCGCCGTTACTGGCGCCCCGCCCAAAGGCAGAAATGCAGGAACAGCCACTTTCGGCACAACCTGCACCCCATGCGCACCCGCAAAACCGCACTCATCGAGGCGGGCATGCCAGCGCTCCAGCGCCTCGCGCCGACGCTCCATCGCATCGCGGGTCAGGTAGGTTTCAGTGGTCACGCCCAGGGCATGGTTGATCAGCAGCTCACCCACCATGTGGTCAACGCCGATATCCGCCAGGCTGGAGCGCATCAGCTTGCGCAGGTCGTGGCTCGTCCACTGGCGGCCGCTCACTTCACGCATCAACGCATGCCCGCTGGTCAGCGCCATGGCAGCGCCACCGCGCACTGGGAACAGCCAAGCCGCCTTCATGCGTGCATCCGGCAGCGCCTGGCGATACTTGGCCAGCAGGCCCAGCACCTGAGCCGTCAGCGGCAGCACATGCTCACGCCTACTCTTCGTGTTCGCCTCAGGGATCACCCACACCCGTTCATCCAGTGAGATATGCGCCCAGCGCGCCGCCAGCGTCTCCGCGATGCGCGTGCCGTGCGCCAGCATCATCAGCGGCAGCATCCCCTTGGCCGGGTCACGGTTGAACACCTCCACCAGGTGCTGCACCAACGCCTGCAGGTCGACCCGCGACAACGCCGCCGGCTTCGGCCGCAGCTTGCCCTTGTAGAAATCGCGGAAGGTGGTGCCCGCCAGCGGGTTGGCCTCGATGCGCCCCTGCGTCTCAGCCATGCGGAACGCCTGACGCAGACCCTGCAACGCCTTCTGCACCGTGCGCGGCTTCAGCTCCTGATGCATCGGGAACACCAGCTTGTCATCCAGCAGCACCCGATCCAGCTTGCGCAGCGCCACCTTGCCCACGCGCGGAATCACATGCCGGCGCATCAGCGAGCCCATACTGCCGCGATACTTCTCGCTGCGCGTCCGGTCGCCCTCGATGCGCGACAGCCACCACTCCACCACCTCGCCCACCGAGCGCATGCCTGCCTTCTTGCTCGCCACTACGCGCCCTCCCCTTCGAACTTCGCCACCGCCCGCCCGGCCATGTGATCAGTGATCGCCGCCACCACACCGTCACGGCCTGGGCGATACGCCATCGCCACCGACTCGCCGGGCGCCGTCACGGCGTAGACCTGCTGGTCATAAACCAGAAACTCCGCCACCGTGTACCCGCCATCGGTGATCCAGCAGCCAGGTGTCGGCTGCCCGTCGCGGTTCTTCTTCGGTGCCCAGCCGATGGTCATGGCTGCGCGTTATCCGCAATGGTGAAGTGCCTCGGCGCACGGTCTGCATGCGCGTCCTGCAGGCGCGGCACATGCTGCGTCAGGGCATTGATCAGCGCCCGGTGGCCACCCTGCACCTGCCGGTCATCCACCAGTAGGCCGGCGGCCTCTGCGTCGACGATGATCGCCAGGCACGCCAGCGCATGCGCCAGGTGCGGCAGCCCGCTATCCGGGTCGGCCTCCTCACCCTCGAACCACGCGGCCAGATGCCGGTTGGCGGCATCGAAGTAGATCGAGGCCCGCACCCCAGCCTTGCGCCAATTGGCCCGGCCATACTTCAGGGCGCCATCCATCAGCCCCAGGCAGCCCATAGCGGTCGCGGTGGTTGGCCACAGGTGCAGGGGCAACTTCTGGCTGCCGATCGCGTCTTTCGGGTTCGTATCCTTCAGCTCACTCACACCTGATCTCCGGCAGCTTCATCCAGCCGCGCAACGTGACTTCGTACTCAGTGACAAACCCAGGGTCAGCCTTGCCCTCGCATTGGCTCCACTCCAGATCCGCCACCGCCCACTTTTCGGCGTACTCACTCCACACCACCACCACCGGCCAAGGCAGGCCAATGTCAGCAAGGATCGTGTGCGCCTTCGGCGCCGTCTCAGGCGGTTGCCAAACCAGATCAGCCACGGCGACCTCCCAACATCCCCCGAATCTTCGACAGGTGCGCATTCGCCACCTCTGGCGAGCCCTGGCGCATCGGTGCCGGCAACGCCGCCACCGGTGCCGGCGCCAGCTCCTCGCCATCGCCCAGGCGGCGGCATACGGCGTCGTAGTGGCGACCGAACAACTTCAGGCCGGCGTCACGAGGGAGCAGCTGCAGGTTGCTGAACCCGGCGGCGACGGCTGCGTGGTAGATCGCCGCGTGCGACCAGCGCGCTGACGGCGCTTGGCACGGATGCACGTTGCGGCACACCTCGGCATAGGCGCGCTCCAGCGGTGCCAGGCCGAGCATCTCCGGCGTGGGCTGGCACCACTTCACCAGCTTGCCGGCGCTGGGCGCGAAGTCGGCGGCATCCTGCCGGCAGCGCTGCATGGCATAGCGCACCTGCTCCAGAGTGGTGATTCCCGCCTCGGCAAACGCCTTGATCAGCGACTTGCGATAGGCGTTCAGCGCCTTGTCGTCCGGCCAGGCTTGCCGCCAGGCGGTGTAGCAGGCCTGCAACTCGCGGATCACATCGTTGACCACCGCGCCCGTCGCCTCGTCCACCTGCCTCCGAGCCGGCATCGGCTTGCTCGTCGCCACCAGGTTGGCGGCGCGTTCCAGTTCAATCACTCGGCTCATATCCCAAGGTCCTCGTGAATCCAATCCAGGCTGTCGAAGTCAGGCCCGGCGGCAGGCTGGCGGGCCATCTGGGCGCGCTGGGCGTAGGTTTGCGCGTTGAGCATCCACGTTCGCCAGGTGGCCACCCAGTCGGCGCGCGTCTCGCCCTTGCCGCGCCAGTGGTTGCAGAACTTCTCGGTTTCCAGGCTCAAGTTCGCCGCCGGCGCACGCTCCCGCGCCCACCGGGCCATCTCCGTGGTCAGCAGGAAGGGGTCAGGCAGCGCCGTCTTGCGCTTGGACTTGGGCTTAGGCTGAGCAACAGCAGGGGCCACAGCAGTGCCCGGCGCGACAGCGGCGGGTTTCGGTTGCTCGGAGGGGACTACAGGGGTAGATGCTTTTTCTTCTGTATCTGTATCTGTATCTGGGGGCGTTACTGTAACGTTACATGCCTGTTTCTTGCGCTTGCGATAGGCTGCAACCCGCGCAGCGCTTGAGTCCGACACATATTGCCGCTTATCCCAAGCAGTCGGCTGGCCCGCCTCATCAATCAGCCCCTTGGCCAGCAAAACGGCCTTTGTCTCGGCCCATTGCTCGTTACTGATGCGCAGCTGAAACGCTATCTCTGTTTCATGTAACGTTACATCGCCGTTACCGCAGCGCAGGCATAACAGCATCAGATAACGACGCTGGTCGACCTCGCTCAGCATCTGCACCTTCGGGTCAGTGGCAAACTCGGCATACATCCGGAACCATGCATTAGCCATGGCTGGCCTCCTCGGTTTCCCAGCCGTAACGCACCATCTGCTCGATCAGCGACAGATCGCCCTCCACCGACCACAGGGCCGAGGAGATGATCGAATCAGTCCAGCGCGGGGCTGCGGGGTCGTTGAATTGCCCGGACGCAATTGCCAGCACCGCCCGCGCACGCGAAAGCGCGCACAGCAGAGCGTCGATGGGCAGGCCGGCTTCGGCCTCGGGGCGGATGGTGAAGAGTTCTTCAGGGGTGCCGCAGTAAGCAGCATGCGAAAGAGTACCGGCCATGATTAGGCTCCAAACGTAGAGGTCACCACCTCCCACGCCGACGCCAATCAGGGTGGGAGACTGAACGGCGTTGGCGTACCGGCACGCTTGGACACCGGCGCCTCCGAAGAGGCCACCGTCCAGCCTCCCATAACTCGGGTGCTGAACGACGCGCACAAAAAAACCGCGATCAAGCGGCCTGTGCGGCCAAACGTGAGACGGGACGCCAATCCCGGCTGGCGATTTTGCGCCAACACTCGTGAGCATAGACGCGCGCCGAACCCGCGTCAATCGGCGGCCACGGGCCGCAGTTGGGGCGATCCACTCACCGGCCATGATTGCCACCCTCGGTACGCGCCACGTTTTCACCACTCGCAAAACGTGGCGCGGCGTTGATTTTCTGCGCCAGCACAGCCAGCCCCTTCGCCGTCACCCGCACCTGGCTCGCCAGTCGATCCGCGCCGTCATCCTCCCGGCCGATGATCGACACCTTGTGATCCAGCAGCCCGGCGGCCATGCGTGGCTGATACGCCAGCAGGCGCATGCTGCCCTCGCGCCGGTAGATCCAGCGGTTCGCGCGCATCCACTCGATCAGCCGGCAACGCTGGATGCCCAGGTGCTTCGCCGCATCCGTCAGGCACATCGAGCCGCCGGCCTCGGCGATCCGCGCCAGCGCCTCGACCTTCGGCGCCTGCTCGCTCACCACCACCTGCAGGCGGTTGTTCTGCTCGGCCAGGTCAGCCGCCAGGCGCAGCGCCTCGGGCAGGGTTTGCGGCAAGGCTGGAGGTACGGTGCGCTGCTCCAACTCAGCAAGCCGCACGATCACCCGATGCCGCAGCGGGATGCTGTAGCCCGTCAGCAGCGTCTCGGTGAGCGTGCGATCGAGCAGAAACTCGGCGGTGTAACCGCGGCCATCCTTGCGCTCGACCAGATGGCGCAAATCTGCGCCATCCTGCTCCAGGGCCTGCCGCATCACCCGCACATCGCGGATAACGTCCTTGTGCTGCTTGCCTGTAAGGCTGGCGATCTCGCGGGTGGACATCGTTACCGCCTTGCCGCACTGCATCAGTTGGTTCATACTTCGGTCACCTCAGTAGGCGTTGTTGAAGAAGCCGGGCCGCAATCCCGGCTTTTTTGTGCCTGTGATTCAGGCGGCCTTCACCGACTCCAGCAGCACTTCCATGGCCGCCTTCGCCTCGCCGACATGGCGCTTGATCTGCTGCTTCTCGTGCTGGCTCACATGGCCATCCTCCAGCGCCTCGACAACCGCCTTCGTCACGTCCGCAATCTCGTTGTGCATATGCAGCACGGCGGACTGCAGCGCGGTCGACTTCACCGGCTGCTTCGCCACCAGCTCAAAGCCGAACTCATGCGCCAGCGCGGCCAAAATCCGCTTGTCCTGGCTGTGCAGCATGATCTGCAGCAGCTGCTCCACATTCAGGCGGTGCGTGTCATCGTTCGGGTTGCAACGGTTCAACAGGCTCGTGTGGCTCATGCCCATGGCATGCGCCAACTGCTTCGGCCCAGCGTCCAGAACCGTCTCGTGAATGGCGCGGTGGATCTCTTCCATATCGGGAAACCTCTGCTCGTTTATCGTGGCGCCCTGTTCAGCCCTGGGCGAATCTGTCTTCACTGGATCAGCCGACAGGGGAAACCCCATGCAACCGACCATCGAATCACTACAGGGCGAACTGCTTGCCCTTCGCTGCCACATCGCTGCCCTCATGGAGGTGCAGCCTCTTCAATCTCAGTTGCGTTTCCGGGCAAAGCTGGAATCCGCTTGCTTACTCATCCGCCCTTGCCAGCGTGGCGCTCGCCAGGACGGGTTTGATCAGGTGGTCACTTCGCTGGCGGTTAAGCGGCGCGAAAAATGTCAGGGCGAAGCTCTACCGCAGTCACCGCACCAGAACAGGCGGCAACAATTGCGTGAACCCGGTGAGCAGGAACGCCCCTGGCCTTCCATTGAGTGATTGCCATGGGCGTCACTCCCAAGCGCTCAGCCAACAATTTGGCCGAGCCAACGGCCTCAATGGCCTCTTCGAGCGGGGTCTTTTTCATAAACGCTCCGTTGAGCATTCGATAAACATGCATCAACAATACGTTTATTTTAACGAACCGGCAAGCCCCGTAAACTTGTTGTTTATGGATACGCACAAACACTCAGGAGAGCGCCTGCGGGCCTACCTCCAAGAAAAGGGCATCAGGTACGCCACTTTTGCGGCGATGCTTGGCGTTGACCCCCAGAACGTGAACAACTGGTTTTCGCGCGGTGTCCCTGCCAACAAGCACCGGGATGTGTGCAAACAGCTAGGGCTGAGCTTTGAATGGCTTTTAGATGGCACCCTGCCGAAAGAGGCTTCTTGGGGAGGCGCATCAACCACGACCGTGGGCGCCTCTGCGCAAGCAGAGATAACTGGCTCAGTCGAAGAGTGGAGTGACGACACCCCGCTTGATGACGACACCGTTGCCCTGCCGTTTCTCAAGGAGGTTGAATTGGCAGCAGGGTCTGGCCTGACAGCAGTTGAGCGCAGCAGTAACAAGCAGCTCAGGTTCGGGAAGTATTCGCTAAAGAAGGAAGGCGTCCAGGCTGAGCATGCCGTAGCCGTCACCGTGCGCGGCAATAGCATGGAGCCCGTCCTGCCGGATGGCGCCACGGTCGCCGTGAACACCATTGACAAGACCATCACTGACGGCAAGACCTACGCCATAAATCATGCCGGCCAACTCCGGGTTAAATTGCTCTATCGCCTCCCCGGCGGCGGGCTACGCATCCGCAGCTATAACCGCGACGAACACCCCGACGAGGAATACACCCCGGCTCAAGTTCAGGAGCAGGAAATCAGTGTGATCGGTCGCGTGTTCTGGGGCGCGATGTTCTTCTGATGAACTGGCCCCGCTTCATCAAGGGGCTGTGGCACGGAGACCAGCCGAATAAATGGGGAGCGGAGTGAATGGCGGGCTCAAGAAAGATGCCTTATGCGGACGCAATCGCTGCAATTGAGGTATCGAAACAATGGGGTGGCGGGCGCGCAATCTCCTGGGTTCCGCAAGGTGGCAAGGGCTTCCCGCACTCTCATAAGTGCCGGGTTACCTTACTCATCAACGGCGTCATCCAGGAAGGCTATTTCCTAGACCTTTACCACAAGAAAAGCGCCATTCAGGGCGTGCCAGACAAAATCAGTTTCTCGCTGATGGTAAATGGAGCCCGGGTCTTCGCTCTGGACGAAAATGGGCCTAGCGACCACATGAATGCCATCGGCAGGGGGCTGGCCTACTTTCAAAAGAAACCAGACCATCCTCACGTTCACTTCCCGGTAGCTGAAGGAACAGAGGGGTACGCCGAACCAATCGAGCGATCACCTATCGAAACGCTATGGCAGGCATTCCTTGAACGTGCCAACATAAAGTCAGCACCAAAATTTACCTACCCCACTCTCCCGAATGCCGGGCAAATGAATCTGCTATGAACTGCACACAGCTAAGCGCCCAGTTCGGCTTCCTGTGCAAGCCTATCCGGGAAGGCCTGACCTATATTGAATCGCCGCTGACCTTGTCATTCGACGGCGCCCTGATTGGCGCATACGTCGAAGAAATCGGCCGCGGCCTTGTCCGTATTTCGGATAACGCTGACATCCTGTTTACAGCGATGACGCACGGCATTACCCCGGACGCACGCCGCGCCAAGAAATTCAGCGCCCTAGCTGTGCAGCATGGCGTCGAGCTTTCGGACGGAGGCGAACTACATGCCGTTTGCCCGCAAGAGCAGGCCGGCTTCTACTTGGCCCGATTCATGGAGGCAGCTTCTAGGATTGGCAATGCCTGCGACGACATGCTTGTCGTGCCGGTTCCGAAGTTTGAGCGAGCCGTAGGGAAAATACTGGCCAAGCGATTCGGGCCAAAGGTGAGGCGGTCATACTCATTGGTTGGCGCCAGCGGCCACCAACTGACATTCCCGTTCGTGCTGAACCCTGGAACCAGCAATCAGATGATCATCCAGACAATATCTTCAGGCAGCCACGGCAAGCCCAACTGGGGCAGTATCTATGGCACCGTGGGGAAGATGGGCGATCTGAAGAACTCTGGTGACCGCACCAAGAGAACTGTAATTCTTCAGCGCGGCGAAGAAGACGCCACCAACCAAGCCACTGTTGCGCTTGCCGAGACAGCCTCGATTGTCATCTATACCGGGGATGACGATGAGCTTGAACGAGCACTAAAAGCCGCATAGCCAAGCCCCGCCCCGAGCGGGGCTTTTCATTCCCGTCGCATAACCCAGCCCAAGCCCGCCCCGCGCGGGCTTTTTTGTGCATGGGATTTGGCTCTCCACGCCACGAACAAACAAAATAAACATTTTGTGTTGACGAGGTTATAAACACGTTGTTTAATTCATCCCAACGCCGCCGGAAACGACGACCAGGCCGCAAGGCCACCGCTCTTTAACAACCAGCGCCATGAACAGCTAGCCGGGCAACCGGCGAGGCAGCCCCGGCCATCACCTGTGGGGCGACAGAAAGTCAGGTGAACCAACCGCTACGCCGAACGGCGACCGGCGTTCAGAGGTAGGCCACAGAGGGGCCGAGCCTGACGAGGTGCTGACCGAACCGCGCGAATGACCCGAGAGGCGTAGCGAGCAAGACCCGATTTCACTGGCTGGCCTTCCAACGAGGGCCAGACAGGAAACCAACCAGGGAGAGCACAGCCATGTTCGAGGGCATCCACTACAACCGCCACAGCCAGCCAGGGCACACCTGCTGCACGTACTTCTCCGACGACGTTACGGGCGTCTTCGGCTTTCACGTCAACGAGCAACGCGCAGCCTTGAATTGCCAGCTCGGCCCCATTGAGGCCACCCGCTCAAACAGCAGCAGCCACTACTACAGCCACACCCTTGGCCGTCATGTGGCTCGGACTGAAGACGAAGTGCACGACTTCTCCTGATCACGGTTTCACCGGCAGCCCTTCTCACCAGGGGCTGACGGGAAACCCTTCCCCACCAGCATCCACACAGGTGCCCACCATGAACGCACTCACCAAAGCCCGCGACTCCATCGCCGACCTGCTCGACGCCATGCGCCACACCAACCAGGCCCGCATGGCCACCGAGGCGCGCCAGCGCCAGCAACCAGCGCCAGCGCCGCGCGCCACCACGCTCTACGCCTGCGGCCGCGTGTGGCAGGTGCTCGACGCCGACACCGGCCGCCTGCTGGCCCACCGCCCCAGCATGCACGAAGCCGCCGAACTGGCCACCCGCCTCGAGCTGGGACTGCAACTGCACCACTGAGGGCGCCAGCATGCTCCAGAACCCACACTACAGCAGCCACGCCGAACAGCAGGCCGCCCTGGGCAGCGCTGCAAAGCTCGACCCCGAAAAACACCCGCGGCGCTACAAACTGCACCAGGCGCGCGAGAAGTTCAGGCCAACCAAGCGCTGCCATCAGCCCTCCAGCGAAGAGCGCACACCGGCTCTGCTCGAAAGGGCCGAGGCGCTGGCACACCTGGGCCTGACGGAGGCCGCGCGCGAACTGGGCGTCAGCCGCAGCGTGCTCGACCGCCTACGCGCGGACTATGGCATCGAGTTCGCCAAGCCAGCCAGGCGCAACGGCGCGGGGCGCGTCAAGGCCCTGGCCGGTTCCAATCCGACCATGAAAGAGCTCGCCGCCGCGGCGGGCCTTACCTACAACCACACCTACAAGCTCTGCAAGCTGCACGGCATCGAACCCGGAGTGCCCTATGGCCAAGACCCAAAAGGAACGTGACGATGCCGCCGCCCAGCGGCGCAAGGGCGCCCAAGAGGTCGAACTACGCCACCGCGTGCGCCCCGGCATCCTCGCCATCCTCACCGAGCTGATGGAATGGGGCGAACACACCGAGCGCACCGAATGCCTGCAAACGCTACTGCTCAACGTCCACGCCCTGGGCCGCGACCACGCCGCCGCCCTGCTGCAACCGCCGCGCCACGAAATCCACATATCCCCAACCGTGGCGCGCCAGCTCTACCAGCAAGGCGCCGAACAAGCCGGGCGCCTCGATCGGCAAGAGCAGTAAACCACCACCCACCACACCGGCCGCAGCAGCGGCACGGGATCGTTCGTTCTGGAGAAAGCCCATGCAAAAACTCAATGCAACGCCGCTTTGGCAGTGCAGCGAATGTAACAAGGTGCACGACGACGAAGACGGCGCCCGTGAATGCTGCATGCCGGAAATCTACGAGATTTGGCAGTGCCCGGAGTGCAAGAAGGTGCACGACGAAGAACACCAAGCCCATGCCTGCTGCGAACAGCTGGTGCGCTGCCCGAACTGCCTGCGTGACCACGGCGCCGGCAGCCTGATGGCGTTCGCCATCCGCGTCGCCGGCCATTGCAGCCAGTGCAACCCGTTCTTCAGCATCGAGCACACGCTGCAGATCGAAGACCAGTTTGCCGAGTTCACTGGCGACAGCAGGCGGTTGAACTCATGACCAAAGCCTGCTGGTACGTCTGCCTGCCCTGCGGCAAGCGCTTCCCCATGGTCGGCAGCAAATGCAACCACGACGAAGCGCTGGCCTATGCGCTGGGCATCTGGCCCCACTGCTGGGTGGAGTGAACCAGGCGCCGTGTTCGAGGTGTGCGGAGCGTGGAATCAAAACCCGATCAAATAAGAGGCCGCCATGACCTCACTATCACCTTTGGCGCAGGCCGCACTTGAGCGTGCCCGCGCATCTGCGGCAACCGATAAACCAGCCAGAAGCCGACGAAACTGGTCAGAAGATGAGGAGCAGCTGCTCACCCGGCTCTACCCCGACACGCCCATGCCCGAACTGGTGGCGCGCCTCGGCAGGGATGACCGCGCCATCTACAGCAAAGCACGCGCACTCGGCCTGCGCCGCGCGCCTGCACACCGCCAAGGCCTGACACAGAGGTGAGCGATGCCATGCCTCAACGAAAGTCCTGATGAAAGGCGCGCCAGCAGCCAGCAGCCAAACGCACTGGCGCACTACCAGGCCCAGGCAGTCGCCGCGCAGTTCTACGCCGAAGCCATGGCGTTGCTCGAGCAGGCCAAACCCTACGTCAGCCGCTGCAACAGCATCGGCGCCCAACAGCTGAGCCAGACCATCACCCAGTTTCTGGCGGATAACCGGAGAAAGCAGCCATGAGCGAACAGAGCAAAGATGCGGAGCGGGCGGCGTTTGAGGCTTGGCGGCTGGAAAAATTCTGCGCCGGCGTAGAACGACTGAAGAAATGCAGCAACGCGCCAGACGTTTACTACTACTCGGCAGAGCAGGAGGCCTGGAAGGTATGGAAAGCCCGCGCCAGCCTGCCGGTGGGCGTGCCGGAAGGCTACATGCCAATACCGACAGCCGAACAACTGGCCGATGCGCTGGAGAACGTCCGCTGCTTCCACGATATGAGCGCTGAACTGATTGCGCCTCGACTGCTGGCTAATTTGCTGGCCGCCCCAACCGTCAAGGAATCCTTGTCAGTTGCCCCCTCCCTGCCGGCTGCTGGATCGGCTGAACTGATCGCCGAGGCTGAGCGCTGCCTGTTCGTGCTGCGCGAGATTGGCAGCATGGACGCAGACGACATTACCGGCGATGACGTTGACCTGCGTTTTGAAGATGAAGAAGGGCGCGACACGGGCTGCGACGTATCAATCGTGGACTACGCCGAGAAGTCGGCTGACGTGATCGAGAAGATGATCGCCGCCCTTTCCGCGCAGCAGTCCGCGCATGTGAGCGTGCCAAGGGAGTTGCTGGAGCGCATCTGTTGGTCGGTAATCAGCAGCTCCGATCTGCACACACACAACGAAGCAGTGCGCGAACTCCGCGCCCTTCTCAATGGGGGTGAGGCATGAAGCCAGCAGAGTTACGCGCCGAGCTGAAAAAGATCATGCCCGGCTACAAGTGGACGGTTAAGTCCAAGGGAAGCTCTGAAACCTTCCTTGAAGCCGAAGGCATCCAGAGCAGCGGCTTCAATCGTCTATCAACGCTGCGCGTCACCTGGCGCTGCATCAATGGCACGGCTACATATGAGGCGAAGAGCGCCGGCTATGGCACCAAGTCGCCATGGAAGCATGAGACCAAAGAACGCACGCTGGCCAAGGCGCTGCGCAGCCTGCAAGAGCACTACCGCCGCATGGCCAACGACTACCGAAGCCTTGAGCAGGCTTTGCAGGCAGGCCGTGCGAGCAACGAGCGCCCCGCCACTGCCGCCGATGAAGGAGAGGTGTGATGCCAGCCGATAACGTCACAAGCTTCGACTACACCGACCGCCTTGGCATCCAGAAGATGCCGCCAGGCTATTTGCTGATCGGCCTGGATAGCGGCCACTTCATGTGGGAGCGGACGAGCGACGAAGAAGAGTCAGCCATCCACTGGAACAAATGGGAAGTCTGGCGCTGGGCTTGGCAAGACCACAACGATCGCGCAGCAGGAGTTCAAGATGAGTGAGCAAGTGAGGGCAACGACCGACCGCCTATCGCAAGCTATAGCGATACTCGAACAAGAGCGCGCCCGGATTAGCGGGGCCAAAAAGTTCACGGGGAAAGAGTGCGAGACATGCGGGGAGAGCGTCCGATATACAGCGACAGGCCGCTGCGTTGAGTGTGCGTTTCGTAGCACTGAAGAAAGCAGAAAAGTCGCCGAGCTTGATCGGAAACTGCGTGATGCCCTGGCATCAGAGTCACGCGCCTGGGCGCGTGTAGCTGAGCTTGAGGACAAATACGAGCCGCGCGATGACGCGGATATTGCGAGGGTGGCGCTATGAGTGAGCAAGTGAGGCTAAACCATAGCGCTGATGACGTGGATCAGATGCGTAAAGACTGGGCAGAGAGCTTCCACTTCGACGCGCCTGCTGATTTGCCAGGGTTACTCGACGACTACGACGCCCTGTACGCAGAGGCCGAGGCGCTGCGTGTCGCGCTGCTTGAGATCGCATCCGCAAACCCCGCGGAGCGCGGCATCGAGTGGGCAAAGTCATATGCAAGTGACGGCCTCAGGGGCGCGGGTAGCGAGCTGTATGCGCGCTGGCTTGATACGTTCAAAGAGGCCGAGGCGCTGCGGGCTGAGAATGGGCGGCTGCAGGCTGACAGAGACCGGGCGAACCAGTACGCCAACCAGCAGGCACTTGAGTGCAACAAGCTGAGCACCGATCTGGAGGCGGCGCTGGGATTGCTGTTGGAGGCGGCAGAGGACATTGAGAGCTGGGGCGCATACGCCAGTGCGTACTTCCAAGAGAAGCATGACCTGGCCGGCTGCGCGATGAAGTATCGAATAGCTGGAACTGGCGATCAGGAAGACGGCGGCGCCGAGCAAGCAGCTATCGCTGCCATGCCCATCACCGCCACCCAGGCGCCGGAAGTGCAAGCAAGCGGCCCGTATGCGTCCGTGGCTGATGCACTGGCTCAGCGCTATCCGAAGCCGTCTCTGCTCAAGGACTGCAATGTCAGCTACTCGAACAGTTCGCGACCGCTGGCCGAGCAGGGAGAGCGGCAGGAGGTGTGGGCGCGACAATGCGACCTCGACGAATCCGACCCGGCCCTGTTCGTGTCGCGCGAGCGCGTGGAGGAAAGCGGCTATACGGTTCGGCTGACGACGGCCACGCATCCAGGCCCGGACGTGCGGGCGCTGGCTGCCTCTCTTTACCAAGCATGCGGAGCATACGACATGCCGGAGCGCATTCTCGACGCGCTTAGCGCGGCTGCCAATGGCGAACCGTTCACGCACATGATTGATGGCCTTCTGCCTTGCGTGCCGCCATCAGATCAAGAAGTGCGGTCGCTGGTGGAGGCGCTAGAAGAGTGCGCCGCGTCGCTCGCGTGGAACTGCTTCGGAGAGTGTCGAGCTATACACGCTGGGCCAATCATGCCAGCTGCCATGGCATTAGATACGGCCCGCGCCACCCTCGCCGCCCACCGCCAGGCGCAACGCCAATGACCGCGCCCGAGGAAATCCACAACGTCAGTCAAAGCCAGTTCAGCGTCTCGCGCCACTTCGGCGGCTGCACCTACATGGGGCAGTCGTACATCTACGACGCCGGCCAGGACAGACTGATCCGCCGCGACGTGTACCTGGCCAGGCTGAAAGAAGGCAAGGCCGAAGCAAACGCCCTGCGCAATGCAGAGCGCACGCGCTGGACGGAAGCGCAGAAGCACCTGTTCTAA